GAACCAGCAGGGAAGATTAGAATATTTGGAATCACTGATTGATGGACACAAATGGTCCTTTATCCACTTCATTTAGCTATTTTCTCTGTGTTAAAGAAAATAAAAAATGATGGGACGTTCAATCAAGCAGCTCCACTTCATCTATTAAATGACATCCTGAGGGGATCTAAACGAGTTTTCTCATTTGATCTCTCACAGGCCACTGACAGACTACCAATCGACCTTCAAGTGCAAATTCTTTCCCTTTGGTTGGGGGAAGAATTCGCTAAAGCTTGAAAGGTCTTATTGGTGTCTCGACCGTGGTACCATAAGAAACAACCAGTCTATTATGGTGTGGGTCAGCCAATGGGTGCATATTCTTCATGAGCCATGCTAGCTCTTACTCATCACTTCATCATCCAATTCGCAGCGATGCGAGCTGGGTGAGAGTGCTGATTTCCTTTCTATGCTGTGCTTGGTGATGACGTCGTCATTTATGATGACATCGTCGCCCACCATTACACGCAAATTATGAAAGGATTAGGAGTTACTATCAACATGACTAAGTCACTTGAATCCGACCATGGGGTCTTTGAATATGCGAAGAGATTGATATCTCCTCACGCAGAGTTTACTCCGGTGGGTGCAGCTAATGTTTTATTAGCTCTCCGTCACTGGTACTATATCCCTGTTTTATTCTTAGACCTTTTTGGTAAAGGAAGACAGTATAGTATACACACAATTAGATTACTTCTACAAACTCTTTCTAGATGAGGCCCAAAGGGCCTATCGAAATCGAATGTAAAATTAATCGAATTAGTGATGTTGCTTCCAGGTGGGGTACTATCGCAGTTTTGAGTTAAAATCAAATATCGATATGATATTTCGAATATAACTTCTTTGACTGCAGGCGGACCCCAGTCTGCTTCATTTCAGTCTTGACTTCAAGCAGTTCAAGAAGTTCTACGCCTTAAAGGCATAAGATACGTTCAAGAATTGCGAAAAGAAAGTCTTCGCCCTCTCTCAGATATTCTATGTAATTTTTACAAAGAAAATCAAAAGATTCGGTTAGAAGAAGCTGATTTCGTGAAGCAGACCCTTGACAGCTACTTCTCTCCAAAGTCTGTTCATCATATTATTTATGAACAGACCAAAGAAAGATTACTAGACTGGAAAGTCGTGTCTCTACTCCTTAAGGGGTATTGACCTGACGATACCAGATCAGTAAATGTAGCAGACCCGGGTTTGCAGAAGAGATACTCTTCACAGGTTTTATCGGATTTCGGATTAGCATCCAAGGTACTCGATAATCCATATTTGGATTCCGGGTACGTATGAGATGTTAATGACGTCCCGATAAAACAAGCTCGGTTATTTGCTGTAACCTCTAAAGATCTTATACGACGACACAGGGTCGCTATGAGACACTTTAGACTGGTTAACAGAGAAAACCTACCTGTGGTATCCCAGCATGTGGGCTAAGTCCTAATAGACGGTTCTTACGGTGTCGTTCAACTCGACACATAGGATGGATCTCCCATGTGAAAAGTCAGTTCACAGTATGACTTAATCTTCAGAACTGTGGTTGTCGCTAAAGCATTTATTATAATTCCTCTTTATCATGAGTGATGTAAGAGTTCATTCAGGTTCGCTTTAAAAGGCGAACTGTAGCCGGTAAAAATACCAGACCCGAACTCCGATACACTCCTCTGATACTGCGGATTATAATAAATCGGGTTGCGGCAAC